AGTAAATTTTAAATTCATTCTAATCCCCATCAAGGCATGCGACAAATTTACATTGCACATTAGAAATGCCAGGTTTGACACTTGTTACTGTAGGAGGACCATCAAATCTATATCTTAACTTAAAACCAGAATTATCTTTTTCTTTTTGCTTGTTTCTTAAATTAGCAACATTAATTCCTGCTAACGCATTTGAATTTCCAAAAGAAATATAATCATAAACACTATTAACGGTATCATATAAATCTAATATTTCATTTGCTTGTGAATCTCGAATATTTGTAAATCCTAAAATTAATTTTGCATCTGTTTTTTTATTACCATATCTAATAACACTCTTAGCACCATTCTGTGCAACAAATTCTACCTGAGGAAACGATCCAGGGGTATAACTTCTAGATGTTGGCTTGATGTTAGGAAAAGGTATTTCGTTTGCCATTATTCTCTTATTGTATGAAAAGAAGGTTCATCATCATCATTATAATGATCTAATATTGCTAAAGTTTTATTTACAGTTAAAGGTGTATGACTTCCTGATATTTCAATTAAACCATCTTCTGCATAAGTCATAGACTCAACCTTATAGACCCTATCTGTTGTACTTGTATCGGGAACGGTAAATACACATCCTCTAAATTTACTAGCAGCTAAATTATTACTATTAATTTTAATAGCTGTTGGATTGGAAACATCTGAGTCACCTGGCTTCCAAAAAATAATTTGTGTTCCGTTTGTTATTTGTTTTTGACTTTGTATTATACCGTCTTCTGTGATTACACCATTAGCAAATCTACTGGTATGAGTAGCTTCTGAATGTAATCTTATGTAATCTCCTGGTGCAAGATGCATAGCAGATTGTGGTGTTGTTTGAAATGAAACGCCATGATCTATTAGCTCTCTTGTTTTTAAAGCATATTTTAAAAAAGTATCAGCATGCTCAAAAGAGGTACAAAATAACGACATGTCAAAACCCTCTCTAGGATCTTCATCTTTTGCATCTTTAACTCGTAAACCTAAAGTTTTTGGTTCAGCAAAACCATTTAATTTTTCTCTTCTATAAGTAGCAAATCCTTGAAAATTTTGACGTTCTTCTGGACTCAAAAATGTAGCTTTTAAATCTTTTATATTTCCATCAGTAAATAATGCTTTTATTTGTATTTTCTGATTCGGATCTATTTTAAAAGTAACAGGATCAAATGGTACAGAAGGAAATAGTGCAAATCTTCCACCTAAAATTGTAAAGTCTAACAAGCAATAAGCAGCATTTTGAAAGATAAATTCTCTTAAGTTTTTTTCATCAACTATAACTCCGTCCCAAAATAATCTATTTGCTCTACAGAACTTAGCAGCTATGGTCATTCGTTCTTGATCAACTGACTTAACACCAATTAAATCTCCAGCACCTATTTCAGGATCAGTTAATAAAGCAAAAGTAATTTCTGGAAATAAATTAGTAGGTCCAGTTCCTCCATCAATTAATCTTTTGACAGATATACCTTCTTTAAAATAAGCAGAAAATTGTGTAAAACTTGCAAATTCTTTTGAACTATTTAATCTAACACCACCCATCGCTAAGTTTGAATATGGCATAGGTGTATTAGAAATCATTTCATTAACATATACTATTTCGTGTTCTGGGTTTTCCATGTGACTAGGTACTTCAGCTTCATAAGAAATAAAATCAGCAACAGCATCTAAAGGTCTTAAATTTCTTTGATGTGTATGAGCAGAACCATCTGAACTGCCTCCAGGCCAAACAGTTGTTATACCTGTAGATGTCTCATCTCCATTGTCATTTATAACTTCAACTGTACCATCTTTATCAAGCCCTAAAACAGGTACTACATTAGAAAGCCCACTAAATGTTTTTCCTCCTCCGCTAACACTTGGAATATTTAACTTTGTTCCTTTTCTATAAGGTCCACCACCATCTGTTACGGTCCATGATGCTACGTCATTATCATATAATTTAATTTGAACTTTGGCTTTACTGTGAGGGAAGCCAGAAATATTTGTTTCTCCTCCTGTTAATTCAACATTATTAAAGGTAGCTACAGGATCTGCTGGACCAGACTCTAATGTATATCTTTCAATTTGACGAATACTATATCTCCAACCACGAACTTGTTTAGTACCTCCTCTAAATTGTGTTGTGTCATCATATTGAAAAACAGCAGGAAAACCCTCTGACTCTCCAATAATTTCACCTTTCCAATAATAGATGTGTTTGCCACGATACCCTGAATAATAAACATAACTTTTATTACCTGGATCATCTTGATGCCTTATATATTGGGCTTCTCTAAATACATAACGAAATCCACCTTTTAAAGGAATAATTCCTTGTGATGTTTGAGATAATCCACTAACAGTATGCTTTGTATCTATAATCTTTCCTAAAAAAAATTCTGTATTACAAACATCAGCTTTATTTAAATTTATATTTAAACCTGTATATCTAAATTCAAAAATTAAACCAGTAGATTCTGATTCAAATGTGTCAGCTTGTAATTCACAATTGTCTTTTAATATACGAATTATAGATCTGTCATTATTTAAATAAAATTTCACAATATCATTGCCGTTATAAGGTTGAAATCTAAATTCATATTGACCTAAAGGATGATTAATTCTTATAAAATTATATTGAGGTTGTGGAGTACGACCTTTTATAGCAAAGGGTTTTCCATTATCAATAGTTTCAAATTCATCATCAGTGCCAGCTTTTCTAACTTGTAATCTAAAAAAACTATATCTTGTACAATACTTATTCATTGCTCCCAGATTTATATTACCGTTACTTTCTTGATAAGATTTTAAAGTGCCTTTTGGGATTGAATATCTAAAACCACCAGGATGGCTATTTACATTTGGAAAACCTGTAATTTGCTTATATACATTGGATTTTAAACCTATTTCAGTGGTGTCACAATTTCTATTATTAGAAACTGTTGCTGTTGCTGATCTTTGCAATATATTTAATTCATCAGGAGCATGAGCAGATCTTAGACCAGCAGTGCCTGACCTTATATCAATTGAATGATCGGCAGATCCTAAGTCAGTTATTTCAAAAATAAAATCTTTAAAATTACCTCTCTCCCATATACCTTGTTGCGGTATTTCAACACATACACCAAAGCAGTTACCAATCATATAAGATTCACCCAATGAAATATTATCGTCAATACGCTCTCTATCAGAATCTATGCTATTCCTCACATCTTCTTTACCCCAAGGATCAAAAGTACCTAAATCCGACTCAGGGTCCATATCTCCTATTGTATATTGAACTTTATCTCCTATTTGTAATTGCACTCTTTTAACAGTTGATGCTGGTTCCACACCATTGATTCTCATAAAACCTGCATATCTTGGAAAATAAGTAGCAATTTTTTGTCTCTTTACATTTATATCATTTTTAACAGAATCTTCAGACCCGTCTGGTTTTAAAATTAATTCATAAGGTAATTGAAATCTCATTTGATTTGGCATTGGGCAAAACGTACCAAACCTTGTTTGTGTAGAGGGTGATCGTACACCAGAAAAAACCCTATCAGATGGTCCCTCTGTAAAATCACTATCAACAGAAAAAATATCATCTACCATTTCAGCACCAAATCTATCTTTTTCTGGTACTAAAGTTCCTTCATCATATTTATTTGATTGCTTTAATCTATTTTCACCATAAGGAAACTCTTCATCATCTTGAGATACATTTCTATCTTCTGAACCTTTTTCTGGTGCAACACCACCATTGTAGTAAACAGCAATCTTAGCTTTTGTATAATTTTTTAAAAGTAAATCTCCTATGGCATAACCAGAGAAATCAGGCGGTGTTGTTATTTGACCATTACTTAAAACAAAACAAGCTTTTAATTGTTGATGTGTTCCTTTACTTAAAAGCTGTGACCATACAAGTTTGGAATTAACTCTCGTACCACCTGTAATTAATTTAATATTATTATTAAGGCTAATTTCTTCTCTTTTTGTAAAAACTAAAGGAATAATCTCACCTAAATCTGCAAGTTCTTGTACTGAATTAAAACCAGTTTGCGGTGCAAACCTTTTTGCAGATGCTGCACCTTCCGTTGTCAAACTAGGTGGTGTTTTTGGTGCTCTTGGTTTTGGAGCTAGAGCCGCAGACACATAACTTAAAGCTACACCTATTGCAACAACACCATAAAAACCTATGCTTACACCAAATATAGACAAAGGTGCTATTGCTACAGGTGGCATATTTACAATGTTAGGTATTAAGTCATAAGCTTTTGATCTTTTACCATTTACAGATTCTATTAAATATACAAACTGCCAATATTCCTCTTCAGTAATTCCTAAGGCTTCACAAAGTTGTGTCTCATGGGGTAATAACGCTCTACTACCTCCAAATATTCTAGGGGACTCCATTTTACCCCCCACTCTGCGCAACTTAGCCATCCTTCCTCCCAATAAACAGCAAGGCCAAATCCCTCATTTGATTTACACAATCCAACTGTACCAATCTTACTGTGTTCTGTCTTGTTTCCCCACTTTTCAAGTTCTTCTTTGAATATTTGATATTCTCCTTTACGAAATTTTCTGTACCAATCCTTTGTAGGCTCTGGTGTTTTTATTCCATAATTAGCCAAAACTGTTTTTGCTAAATGTAAACAATCAACAGCACCATTTCTTTCTGGATCAGCACCTAATCTATAAGGCATCCCAATTAACTTGGCAGGTTTCATCGGTTTTGTATATCACCAGTAACAGGTAACGATCCAACAATTCCTGTTGTTAATCTTCTGTTAGGTGCTGTAGTCCCAACAGCATCAATAGCACTTGATAAAATTACTTCTATAGTTTCAAAGTCATAAGACATAGAAGCAGCTAACCAGTTGTCTCTTGTAAGAAAGTAATTTCCATATATTAGTTTCGGTTGTAAAGTAGCTGGATTTACTATTGATACAAATATTTCTACATAATATTTGTTAAGCACAGCTTCTTGTGCATAATTCATTGCAAGATCATTATTAGAAAATAATAGACCAGCTTCTAAATTATCTCCTGATCTGTTTTTAGCGGCACCTTGATATATAAAAGGTAAATAATAATAATCTTGATTATCAACAGGAAAATTAATTTTATTAGTTTTTGCTTTTACATATTTATCCCTTTGTGTAGTTGTATCTCTGACACTTAATGAAGCATAATCTTCTCTTTTTGCATTTTGGTATCTTTGTTTTACATCACCATTAGAATCATAAATATTCATAAAAGTGACAATAGTTGTGATGCTCATATACCTATTTTTGACCGTTGACTACGACTATTTTTCAAGGTACTCATTACTTTAGCTTGTCCCATTGAAGCACCTTGTTGCGCAGCAGCACTAATAATTCTAGGCACAGAATCTTTTGGAACGTATTCATCTCCATTGAAGTTAAGAACAGGGCCAGTGTATTCAACAATTGTATTACCAGAAGAACCTGCAACTGTACCAGACGGACCAGAACCACCTGGGATGACAGCACCACCTCTGGCACCTGCGGAATATCTAGCCATAGCTCCATCCATCTTGGAGGATGGGATAACGTATTCTGGTTCACCACCTTCACCAATCATTCCAAAAGTAGGAGAACTAACGACTCCACCATATTGAAAAGCTTTAAAACTTCCTGCTCTGTTATAACCACCCTCTGCTTGAAATATTCCACCAAATATAGAACCAATAGCTCTATTTAAAAATAATGATGCTAATTGTCTTGCAACACCTGCTAATGATTCACTTAATGTTTTTGTTCCATCAATTAATCCCATAATTGCATTGTGCATACCAGTAGCCAAAGTATCCTTAATTTTTTCTTGTAAAGCTAGACGTTTTTGGTCTGCGTCAAGTAATAAAACTTGATTTCTTGCTTGTTCTTCACTTATACCATTTTGTTCATTTTTCAAAGCTTTTATTCTTTCTTCTAATCTTGCTCTTGCAGTACCCATTTTTAAAGCATCATTTAAAAAATCTCTTTCTTTTTTAAATGAATCTAATATTGGCGTTTCATCAGCTATCGGTGGTTCTTCAAATCCTGTTTTTGGAGGATCTATCGGTCGTCCTGATCTTCTATCATAAGTTATGCCATTAACAGTGTAAGTTTCATCTAAAACACCTTTTAAAAAATTTAATTTTTTTATTTCTTCATCAATCAATCTTATTCTTTCTTCCGCTTCTTTAATTTGTCTTTTTATACCACGTTGTGCATTACCTCTAGCATTTGAATTTTCTAGTTGTGCAATAGTATTTTTTTCTGTTGCTCTTGCCTCCTCTAATATTTTTACACTACCAGACTCTAATTTATCTTCAAATTTTTTTCTTTTTTCGTTTGCCTTACCAATGCCAACAGCTAAAGCTGTGAAAGCCGCTACTAAACCTGTTATTGCTGCAATAATTGGTAAATTAGCTAAAGTAAAAAATCCAAGCAACGCTGCACCTGCTCCAGTAGTAAATACAGCTGCTATACCTTTTAATGCAAGTCCAAGAGTTGCAACTACTGGTACAGCCAAAGCAGCAGCACCTGCTACTGCACCTAAAAATACTACAGTTCCTTGTACTACGGGATTAGCCTCATTAAATGCTGTAATTAGACTTGTTAAATTTTCTATTAGAGGTAAAAGAACTACATTTAATTTATCACCAACTGTTTTTCTTAAATTCTCCAACGCATTATTTAAATTTTTAAAGACTTGTATATCGGATTCTTCAATAATTCCAGCGACTTTACCTGCTCCTTCTTTCTGTATTTGTTCTAAAGCTCTAATAACTACAGATGATGTAATTTTACCCTGTGCAGCTAATTCTTTTAACTTTCCTACTGGTACTCCAAGTTCATCTGAAATAGGTTTTAAAATTGTTGGTACTTGTTCAGATATACTTCTAAATTCATCTCCAGCTAATCTTCCAGAACCTAAAGCTTGTGCTAATTGTCTAAATGCGTTTGATGCCTCAACAGATGACACACCAGCTAATTTAGCAGCAGTGTTAAATCCGAAAAAAGTAGTCTCAATTTGTTTTAACGATAATCCTAAAGGTCTTAAACGACCAATAATATTAGTTACTCCCTCTGTTGCTTCAATATTAGACATTCCAAAAGTTTTTGCTGCTCTACTCGCTAGATCCTGTGCCTGTTCATATTCGCCAAATTCTTGTGTTAATAATTTTAATCTAAACCCTAAAGCTTGTGCATTTGCTGCTGTTTCTGATGATGCTTTCGCAAATAACCCTAAACCAGCACCACCAATTAATGTTCCTATATTATTTAATCCTTTAAAACTTTTTTGCATTTTGCCCAAATCGACCTGTACTTTTCTTCTTACTTTCCTGACTCTATTACCAAACTTTTGAAAAGATGCCCCTGCTCTGTTTTGTAATTTTGCAGCAGCAGTTTCTACTTTTTTAAAAGAAGTTTGCAGTTTTGTACTTATAGTTTTTAATTTATTTAAATTATTGACAGCATCTCTAGCTGAAACTTTAATTTTTATCCCAACTTCTCCGTTAGCCACAAAAAAAAAATATCTTTTTTAAGTTTACCTTAATTTGGTTTTTTTCAACATTTTTTCTTGCTCATCATTGAGAATCCCAAAATAAGCTGACCATATAAATAATTCTTCAATAGTCATTTTTTGTTGTAGTTCTAATAACGTATATTTTAATTCTTTAGCCACACCTAACTGAAGCATAAGAAAATTATCTTTTTTAAGCTCCAGCTTTATTTTTTTGGGTTTGTATCAACCTCCTCATATTCAGCTTCACTAATAACAGCAAGCATTAATGCCTGAAGGTCTGCATCTCTACATTCATGTTTGAGTTCTGATGCCTGACCAGCAGCAAACATTCTTACTCCATTTTCATCTGTTGCTTTCTGTATAAATAGCTGAAGAGCAAAAGCATTAAGGTCATCTTTAGTTCCCTTTTGTGCTCTTTCTCTTTCAGCCATTGTTAATGGTGTTGACCAAAATTCAAAGATGTCACCATTTGTAAGTTCTACTTCTCTTTTTATTGGTTGTAAATTTGCTGCTTTTTTTAATTTCTCTAATGGAGAGAGTCTGGGTTTTGGGGTTGCCATAAAAAATTTTAACTAATTTAACTTATCAACTACTTGTGCTGAAGTCAAAAGTTGGTGCTTCAGTTGGTTTAAATGTAATTTCTACAGATTGTGCGTCATCTGGATTTACATTAAATTCCGCATCTGAAAGCATTGCATCAAGTTGAATACTTCTACTTAAGGCTTCAGTTCCTTTTTTGTCTGTATAAAGTTTAAATGCTGCACCAACTTGATTTCTCTGAATCACATCTTCAACCATTCTATTAGCTAAAGCAGAATCTTCATCTGTAACAAATACAGTTGCTGTTCCTTCACCATCAGCAAAACCAGGCACAAAGGTTCTAAAGGGAACAGCCTGTGTGCTTTGCTGACCAATAGTTGTTGTATCTATTTGTTCTCTTGATATAGAAAAGCTCCAAGACTGGACTTCTCCTACGGCTGCAAAATCTGCATAAGCAACTTGAAATTCATTTGGTGATGCTGCTGTTCCAACATCAGTAATATTAACTGCCGATCCACCTAATGTTGCTGATACCTGTAATGCTCCTGTAGCTGCTGTATAAGCAATGACAAAGAAAGTATCACTGGCATTTAAACCTGCTGGTAAAGTACCTGTACCACTGCCACCTGTCTGTGCATTGATTACAGAAAACTTAACACCATCACCTACTTTAAAATTTAAATAGGTTTCTACAGTAATAGTTTCAGTTCCGATAGCTACATCAGTAGGTTTAAAAGTTGATTTTGTTCCCGCAGGTTTGTAATACAATGCACCGCTAGTTCCAGATAATACTGTTGCCATTTTTTTTAATAAACAGATTTTATTCTATTGTAACCATGCTTCAAAAATAAAGCTCAACTCAGTCTGAAAAAAAGGTTGTGGGCTTGCAGGTGAAACTTGGCTTGGTCCTACTGTATCACCAAAAATGATTTGACTAACAGTTTGTCTATGAAATAAATCTTTTATACGTTCTGCAATCGTATAATTAGCTCCAGATCCAACACCTTGAGGAGTAAATACATTAACTATCAGTTCACCATTATGTTTGTTATATCCACTTGTAGGTGCTTGTAATGTTGCAGATTCATGAGTTCCAAATGTTATTGATGATTGAACCCAACTTGTGTTATTTGGTGGTGTAAAAGGTACGTTTTGAAAAGCAACAGTATATGCTGGTGCGTTTGCCATTTCTGTTGATAGTCTTGCTTCGATAGCTGCTCTTACATCATTAATAGTGTTCATTATTTGCCAGCCTCTCTAATAATATCTCTTTTAGTTTTTTCTATTAACCTGTTTGCCCAATCTTTTGGTACTGGTATTTGATTTCCTTCTTTAGTTAGTTGATAGCCATTCTTCCAAGTGGGTGGTAGGTTTGTTCCAAAGGTTACTGGTTCTGCGTATTCAAGTTTATTAATCAGGTCTATTTCAAGATTAGAAACAGGTCGTTGAAACCATTGTTTAAACATTGTTCCTGTATCTACAGGTACTTCTTCACTAGGATTTTTTAGTCTTTGAAGTAATCTAGCAGCACCAAACTTTACAAGTTCCTCAAATTCATCTTCAGCAAAATTACCAATCTGATCTAAGTTAAATTTTTTAGTAGCCATTATGACCTCACAAATAATGTAAATGTAACTGCAACTCCAGCAGCCTCTTCTGAATCTACCTGTATTATTTGATGAACGACATTACTTATCAAAACTTTATCTTTTGTTGTTGGTGTTGAGGTGACATCTTTAGCAGCAAATAAAACACGTTTATCTTGTTGGTTAATAAGATCATTTACCTCTGATCTAGAAACATCTTCAACTAAAGCCTTAACAGTAACATCTGTATTGCTTTCAGAAACCGCACCAGTAGATGTATTGTAACTTCCAACTGTTACAAATCTTATTACTACATCGCTGCCAGTGGCTTTTAATATCCCTGGAACTGCTTTTTTTAGTGCGTTTCCTAAACTTGGCATCAGAGCAAGTATGCAATAACAGTACCACTATCAAGTTTTACACTTGTAATAACTCCTTCGATTGCAGTGTTAGATTTGAACTGTAGGTCAGTTAAATCTCCTGTTATATTTTCAGCTACAAGAGTATTGATAACTGAGTCTTGTAAAGCTTTTATGCAGCCAAAACGACCAGTGTGTGCTGCTGTGTCATTAATAATTTTTGCTGCTGGATAGTAAGTCATTTTAACTCCTTTTAATTGCTACGTTTCCTGGTCCACTTATTCGTAAGCCAGTAAAATAGCGTTCAAACAGTGGTGGTACTCTATCAGCACCAACAGAACCAAAAAAGTTTGGCTCTGCTTCTAGTGTACCTACTTTTACTCTTTTAAAATCCTCAAGACCAGATAAACCTAATCCTGATTTGTTGTTATTAAGATATACCGCTAGTACAGCTTCTGCTTTTTTTACTTGATCTGGAATCTCAGTATCGGTGTAATAATCTGTGGTGATACGAAAAGGAAAACCAACAGAATAAGTATTGATATATGTATCAGGTTTTCTAACACCAGTTCTCGGCCATTGTAATGCTTGTGTATCAGTTACCCTTGCCCCCAAAAAACGCTCTCGATCTATTCTTTGTGTAGATGTAAATAATGCTCTGTTTTTTTGGTCAGTTGTAGAACTTGCCCATGCGACTACATCATCATCTTCAATTAACCCATCAATAATATCTTGGGCTTCCTGAAGGCTGATATAGCTATTCGCTATGCTGCTTCCGACTGTTGTGTGAATTGTTATTGCCATTAGATTTTGGCTTTCGTTTTGGTTTTTTCTTTGGTGTTAAAAGAACAGGGGCTACCTTTTCGGTAGCCTCTTGCTCTCTCATTCGTCTAAAAGCGAATATTCCCATTAACTAGAAGCACCTTTTAATGCAACAAAGTTGATGACAATTGCTTCACTTAAAGAGCCAGCAGATGCGTTGGTTACTGTTACCTTGAATGATCCAGCAGCAATAGTACTAACCCCTAAAAGATAAGAACCAGCAGTACCGCCAGAACCATGATTTACAACAACACAATCAGTAGCAGCGATCTTATCGTTTGTTACTGTAAATGTCACTTCAGCAGCAGCAGCTAAAGCTGCATTGTTCATGGTGATTTGTCCTGACTCTGTATTAAGAGTTACACCTGTGGATTTGTTAGTTGCCTGTGTTACCGTTCCACCTGTTGTTGGCCCAGTAAGTTTACCAGCACTAACCTCAAATAAAGATGGCATAATAATTTCCCCTTAATCTTGTGTGCTTACGTTAGTTGCCCTGACGATGCCTATGTTCTTAGTTTCATAAACTTTCGACCAGTTACCTACAGTTGCAAGTTGAGTTCTGTTTGGATTTGTTGTTGTAACAGCCCATTTAGAACCTACAGGATGATATGTGTAATGAAGGTCAATAGCCATAGCATCTGATTTAGCTAGAATGTCTCTATCTGTCTCAGTTGTTAAACCAGCTTGCTCTCCACTAGCAACTGCACCTGCTGTAAAGAAATAAGTACTGTACTCAGTTGATGATCCGCTACCTGTGGTAGAAACGTCATCTGAAACAATAACTCTTAGTCCACAGTATGTGGGAACTGTATCATTTCCACCAGCATATGCAGGGGCAATAGTACCACCTGATGCAGTAGCAGAACCACCATTGCCATCTGACGCAAGAACATAATCAACCATCTTTCTCTCAACGAGATCATAGTAAACTTTGCTGTGCATACAAACTGCTGTTAGCTTGTCACCTTGATCGCCAAGAATAGATCTTGCTTTTGCAACGTGTTTTGGAGATAAACCTGTTGGTGTATCGCCTGATTCAGAATCAATTGTCAATCCAAAGAAAGCAGAGTTGCTATCATTTGCATTAATTGAGCCAAATACTCCATCAAGACAGGCAAGTAAGTCTTTTTGTCTTTGGTTTGCAATATATGCTCCGATCTTTTGACCGATTGCAGCCATAGGGTCGGAACCAGCCGCTAATGCAGCTAAATCACGAGATTCAAATGCACGACCACGATGTAAGATAACTCCCACCTGTTTATCAGTAGAAATCTTGCCTGGTGTTAATGAACTTGAATCTGAAAGTACTTCAAAATCTCCACTTAAATTTGCAGAGAAAAAAGGTACATTTACGAAATCACCACCCTCAGTTGCATTTAGTTCTGCCATAGGTGCAACCACACCGCTTGCAAGAAATGAATCTCTAGCAGTAGTTTGCTCTATAACATATGGTGTAAATACCTCTGGAATGATAATGTCACTCCTTAAAACAGCCATGTGTTTTTTTTTAATAATTTTTTAAGCGGTGGGCGTAACCCTAAATATTTATTCTGCGTAACAGAATTTAATTAATATATTAGCGAGATTCTGCAATATTTCGCAACTTTTTCCATGTATCTTCACCATAAACCTTAAAGATTCTTGACTGTTCAGTAAGATTTTCTGAATTTTTTAGAAATGGCTTAATCATTTCTTCGGTCACTTCACCTCCTCCAGATGGTCTTGAAATAGGTGCTCCACCACCAACGGCTGGTGCTTTTTTTAACAAATAAGGCTTTTCTTTTTCTAGTTTATTTTTAACATAATCAGCCACAGGTAGTTGTTCATAACCATCAATTACAACTGGTTTGCCTTCTTTAATCTGTATCTGTTCTTTTGGTACAAAATTATTTAAGACAAGTTCTGGATCATGAGTTACTTCAGATAATGCTTGCATTGCTGGTGCAATCAATTCAAGTTCTCTGTTTCTTGACTCTAATTCTTCAATACGTTTTTTATCTTCAGCCGATCTATCACGATACTGTTGTTCCATTGCTTGTTTTGCTTCTGTATATTTACCTTCTTTTTCTAATTCCTCCTGTTCATGTTTTTGTTTATAGGCGACAAGCGTGTCATAATCATCAGGCACTGCTTTCTTTTGGTTTTGCAGTTTACCAATCAGTTCGTAATTTTTTGCCTCTAATTTTTTTACTGATTCTTTTAATGCTTCAACTTCAGCATTAGGTGCTGGTGTTGGTGGCGTAGCCACTGTTTCTTTTTCGTCTGCCATTTAATAAAGCGTAGCCTTAGTTAAGTTATATCACCATTTTACATCATTTGCTTGAAACTACCACTTAATTTTATTAGCCCAATATGCAGCACTTGTTTTTCCTTTAGCAATGTTTTTTGCGTGTCTTGCCTTAAAACTTTTGCGTTTTGCTTTGTCTGCTTCTGATTCTCCTTTTCTTGGTGGCTTGGTTTTTGCCCCCTGCATACCGAAACGAATTAACTTGTAACCATCGCCCTGTTTTATTACAACTGCATGAGACTTACCACTTGAATGACCTGGAGTTCTTATAGGTTTATCAACCCCTTCAAATGTATGGCCTCCTCTTTTTATACTCATTTCTTTTTCTTTCTTAATAAGTCAGCATCAGCCGTTCTTGCTCCACCTTTGCCACTTACAAAACTATTTACACGACCCATAGCCCATGCACCCATAGTTACATTTCTTGATCCACTGCTTAGATATGCACCCTGACCTCTCCTATAAACAGCAGCTAACTGTCCATAGGTAAACTTAGTTCCTTCAGCCTTTTTTTTAAGACTTTTTTTTACGGCCTCGCTTAGAGGTTTTCTTTTTGGTTTTTCTGCCATCTTGAGCAACCCTTGATTTTTGTATAGCTTTTATATCAATATACTCTCCTTTTCTGTACGCTTCAGCAGTTCTTTTTATCTCAGCAGCTTTTGCACTTCTGTTTTTTGCACCACTGAGATATTTCTTCGGTACACCAGTTTTTTTATCCTTTGGTACTTTTCTCTGCTTTGGCATTTGTCTTTTGTTTTGTAGGTTTTACGGCTTTCTTTGCCTCAGACAGTCTTTCTGCTAATGTTTTAGCCATTACTTTTTACCTCCTTTTTTCTTTTTCTTTTTTGTTTTAGGTTTCATTGAACCATACATTCCAGGCATTTGTTTTTATAGAAACTAAATAAATTTTACTATTTTTTCTTGTATATAGCCATTAACTGATCTATTGTTCTTCTTGATCCATCGTTCTTGATAAACTTACGCATCGCTTCAGTTGGTGAATTGTATTTACTTCTTAATCTTTTATACATACTAAATCCTTGTTTTCCTAATACTTTTTGTCCATAAACTGTACCTTTATCATCACCCTTCTTATTTAATTCTGCTACTTTTTTATCAAACCATTGACCATAAGTTTCACCATCGGGTACAAATTCTTTACCAGTTACAGGTCCAATTGGTATCGGTATATCAACAGACCTGCAATTAAAATGCTGTGGTGGGTATGGCCCTTCACCAACTTTATATCTTTTGCCGTCTAGTGCTCTACAGATTGCAGATGTTTTTTGATCATGCACCGCAGAATATTCCCACCTTTTTACAATTTTTGAATTAATTTGATAACTTTTTCTACTAATTTCAGTGCTTAATTGATTTACTGTTGTTTTAACAAGTGTTTTTGTTTGGGCGTTACTTAATGATGTAACAATTCCACCTTTTGATCTAGGGTTAAAATCTAATGTTCCGATCAATTCTCTTTGTATTCTTTGTAAACTTTTACCTTCCAATAATCCTTGCCTAACAGTGTGAGCAAATCTATCTGCTGTTCTTTCTGTAAGGCCACGAAATGCTTTTGCCACAACATCGCCATTAGGTAATACTATTTCTTTTCCTACACCAGCCGTCAACGCAAATCTACTTTGCACTGCTTGCATGCTTGTAGTATCTTTAAAAACATCAAAAACTTTTCCTTTTGGTAAACCAATCTGATTGTTTTTCGTAGGGTCAAATCGTATCAACCTATCTACAAAATCAGGATCTATCTGTAAAGCATTAATCTGACCAGCCAACTCAGGTGGTGCAATATCTTCAAGTAACCCCTCAATAAAATCTTTTTGTATATCAGCAACATCTTTAAGTTCTTTGACCATAATGCCAAGGCTGCTGTCTCTCCATCTGTCTAGATCTGTCTTTACTTGTTTTAAAATACTTTTTAATCTAATCGCTCTAGTTTTATCTAATCCATCACCAATCGGTATTTTTTGTAGACGCTGTGCAGCATCTACCATAATCTTGTTATAGGTATCAATCAACCTTGCTGCTAAATCATTTTCATATCTATTAAGGTCGATTTGATTGCGATAAAACTTTTCAGGTATCGACATTATTCATCTTCTGGTTCTGCTGACTGTTCGGGCATAGATTCTTTTGCCTGTTCAATAGGTTCTGACATCTCTCTTAAACCACCAGATTCTGTTGCTTCTATCTCTTCTTCAACATCAAACTCATCACCTAACACTTCGCCCTCATGTAATTGTGTAAGTAATGTTTCTTGTGTGATCGTACCTGCTGTGTAAAGCTGCAACAGTGATTGTATTTCTTGTGGTTCTAATCTTTGTGCAACAAAATCTCTATTCACAAAACAACTACCACCATCTTTACCAAGGTACTGTCCATGAAACTGTAAGCAATTATCAATCATATCTTGCATCTGTTGAGCAATAACCATCATCGTGCTATCACCCTGACTTCTATCTATTCTTTTTGATTCTGCTGTTTCTGCACTTAATTTCTGTCCAAGAATACTTGCTAAGCCTAATTCATTAATTTGTTTTTCTACACGATCAATCTGTTCAAACTGTGCATTAAAACTATTACCATTAGGCTCAATATACTCGGCTCTGCCTTCTGCTGGAAATGCAATCGCTTCACCTGGGCCAGCACTTACCTCTTCACTATTCTGAGGAAAGCCAAAAAATGCCAACATTGGCACACTTGATATATGCAACTGGTTTGAGAGATCTGATTGTAATTGATAAGACTTTAGATTTAATTCTGCAATGTCGGCCATCGGTGGTCGTGACTCTAGAAAATTAATTTTATTTGCATAAGCAACAGCAAAAGGTATCTCTGGTAAACTCATTGTTCCTTCATCAAACTTTTCATATTCATTGTTTTTACCTTTTCTATGAATTTCATAAGCACCAGGGGTTAACAGTCTGACCTGCTCAACAACCTTTTCTCCATACAATCCTTCTGGTTCAAATACCTTTTCTAACAATCTAAGCTGCGTAAGTTTTAACTTACCTTCTGACATCTCTGACCTCCATCCCAAAATTTGACGAGGTGTGTAGGTGATCCAGTAAGGTCTGCCAGATTGTCCAGCAGCAGGTGCATCTACAAGAACCCCTATATGGCCGTATCTGACCATTTTCCTGCAAGCCTCGTAAGTCCAGACGTTAAGGTCGTTGTTTTCTAAATCAACATCGAACATGTGAAGTCTTATATCATCACTTGTATCATTTAATCTCACAGGTTTACGCACCAACATACCAGCTAACAACTTCTCTAATCTGATGAAATATGGTGGACAGACACTTCTTGCAAGACGATTGTCAAAAGACTCATCTAACTCCCTAGGTTCTTGTGGTAAATATTTTCTATGACGACTTCTCATTTGATATGTGCCACCAATTAAATCTTCAATCAATGGCCAGTGAGGTTCTTGTGCAAACCATGCGTTATTAGGATCTATTATTGTTGTTCCAACTGCTGTCTTTTTCCTGTTGTAATGATTATAACCTGAGTACATTTTAAGAGTCCATTAATACATCTAACTATAGTTTAAAGAATAATACTAATAAAGCCTAATACCAGTTCCTTTACCAGAACGTAAATATAAGGGGTTAAATTCACGCCAAATTAAGTACCCAATACAGTCTAGAAGATGATCATATCCATTTTGTTTATCGGGTTCTCCTGTCCTCTCATCGTAAGCCTGTAGCTCAAAACATTCTATTAAGGTTCGGCAACAGGGGCTAATCGCCAAGCGGACTTCCCCTTTTCCGTTTTTGAGAAGAGAGTTAACAGCCGAGACTCTATCTCTGATTGGGGGGTTCGATCTTGGCGACATATTGGTAAAACCATACCCCTCCAATATGGCAATATCTGTTTGACTACTGTTGGTACTGCGATTTGATCCTGAAGCATCTGGGTAAATTAAGATTTTTTGATCTGGATGCCTTCTTAAAATTTCTTTTGCCAAGGCATCTGTATCATGCATTTTGGTTATTTCATCTATTATGACTAACTTATTACCATCTCGCACTCCTATTACACAATTTGTGTTCTGAATATTAAAATCAATTCCACATCTTAAAATTTCGTTTTTGTAACTTGGCAATTGATCTGTCACATGAATATTTCTATCAAACCGATATACCGCACCCATTGTAAGATTCACGAACTCACCATTTAAATAAGCTTTAATTAGTTGTTCTGGATAATTGGCTTTCAGTGATTCGATAAAACCTTCTGGTAAATATTTATTATCCTCTGTCTTTGCTTGTATTAAGTTTGTGTCAGATTTTGCATTTTTTTTAAATGTATCAAACGCCCAACCATGACCTTCTGGAGTTGTAGTCGCATAAAACTGCTGCACATTACCAGACCTTAATCTTGCAAGAGCCATATTCATAGCTGATTCTGCGTCTCGCTTGGGAATTGTGTCAGCCTCATCAAATCCAATTGAAGATAAGTTTTGGCCCCGTAATCGTTG